GTGCCGGCGCCATCAACCTCAACGCCGCTACCGGGCAACACGACACCAACCGATCCAGACGTGGCAACAGGTACGTCAGCGCCGATGATTGTGCGGCCTGCAGTAACAAGCCCGTTGGCGTCGTACTGGACGATGTGATAATCCGTATCCTCGGCGACGACCGTGTTGTCGATGGTGATCGTGTCACCAGACATGGCCAAGCCATTGCCATTGACGACCACACCACCCTTGGCGCTGGTGGTTGCAGTAGGTAGATCACCGCCAGCAATCGTCCGATAGGTGACCGCGCCAGCAGCAGCAGTAGGACCAGCCAAAAACTGCGCCGCAGCACTCGTGTTATCCAGCGTGGTGCTGATTGTCACCTCATCGCCGGAGGTGCTCACGCTGATGTTGACGACACCGGCGGAGCTGCCGACGACGCTGTTGATGCTGCCAGCAGCCTTGAAGCTCACCCACTGGCTGCCGTCCCAGATATATGCTTTATCGTCGTCGGTATCGAGCGCGATCTGACCGACAAAGGCGCCAGACGCCGGCAGCGTCGTGACCAGATCAACGGTCGATTCATCCGCAAGCTTTCCGGCTGTGACCGCCTCATCCGCCAGCTGGGTTGTGTCAACGGCGCCGTTCTCCAGTGCAGAACCAGGCACGCTGGCGCTACTGAACAGGATTTTGGCGTTCGGGATAGTGGCATCAGCGATCAGCGTGACCGCATTACCCAGAAAATCTGTGACGGTGATCTTTTTGCTTTCACTGGCGCTTACATCCGCCAATGCCAGAAAATCACCAGCCGCTAGGTCAGCACCCGCGAGCGTTGCTAGTTCGCTAATACGCAGGTCTGCCACGGCGCTACGGCTTGTTCGGTAAGTCCATCTTAGGCAAGCTCATCACCCTCCAACAAGAGATAACCACCTTGCTCCAGCAAAATTGGATCGCCGTCTTCCTGCAGCAATTTCCGTTCTGCGGTGGTGCGTGCCCTGAGCTTGATTGGGCCAGTAGCCACAAAGTCGATCGTGGACACGATGATGTCGCCCGGCGCAAAGCTGGTGGCGCTGTTGGTTACTAGCGCGTCGAATTCCCACCACAATGCGTCGTTGACTTGCGTTGCCGAAAACGAGCCACCCGCTGCATCGGTGTCTGCGCTTTTAATGTAAAACTTGGCGTGAAAGCCAGAGCCAATTTCAGTGCGCAGTACCAGCTGCATTAAATAATTAACAGGCTCGCTGCCGGCGTTATTGATGTAATCCCACTGTGCGGTAATACGCCCTGATCCGGTAATCAGGCTGCTGTACTGCTGACGATATTGGTCGCTAAGCGTGGTGATGTCTACTGCTTCACGGCTGGTATTTAGTTCGTAGTCTGTAATGCACGCCAGCAAACGTGTGTCACGATCACGCACGGAAACGCGTATGGGAATATCACGCGCAATGGCCACCAATGGCACTAGGCCAGCGGCTGAACCCTCAAGGCTGTCATCAAAGTTGTCGTAAAGACGAATCCCGCCAAGCTCATCAATAAACACATACCAATTGCCACTTGGCTGAACAGTACTGTTGGCCCAGCCGGAGGCGTCAACAAAATCAAGATCAGTGCCATCAGTGGTGGTCAATTCCACCAGATCACCGCTAATCAAAAAGCCTTCGTCGAAGTCAAAACTAAAACGATCCCGCGCTGCATTAACGTCGCTCGGATTAACAAGCGATTCCTTGCTGCCCTCCAGTGATTTACGGGTCAGCTCGATATTGCCGATATTGCCAAGGTAAACGCCCATCAGATTGTCACCGCTGTTAATGCACCAGTGCCTTGGAAACTGATCTGCGCTGAAGTTACTTCGCCAACGCTGGCGCCAAAGCTGACGCTCGTAATGTATGCCGTAAGTTGCACATCGTGGTTGCTGTTATTTTCAACCAATCGCAAGCGCATCGTTACGGTGTCGCTTTCTGACACACTGCCGATCTTCAGCACTTTTTTCAGTGCAGTGGCGGCATCATTACGGCCAGTGCCGTCGTTGTAGTACAGCAGCGTGGCGCTACCGTTGAATTCCTGCACGCCAGGTACATAAGTGCGCTGGCTATCGCCAAGGCTGGTGGTTTCAAGCGTTTCAAGGTTGCCGGTCATTGACCAGTTAGTCACCTTGATCTGTTCCACCCCGTCAATTAGGAGGCGACCGTCACGTCCGGTGTAAACCTTGGCCATATCTACACGTTAGGCGACAGCCACCAAGTTCACTGTAACGCTACTGCGACCGGGACGCACCGCTCGAACAGCAGGCTCTGACTCGTAACGCCATTTAGTCCCAGCTGGAGCGTCAATGCTGCCACTACTGCCAGACCAGCCTGTACGAATTGCAGCTGGCAAATCAAATGTACGCAACGTACCTATTTGCGCTTCGTAATCATCCAGAAATAACTGAGCGTTGCTATCGCTGATGTTGTCGTAACCAAGGCTGATCTTGGCGTTGACCCGCTGGCTGCCGTACAAAATGCGCACCTCAGCGCCAGATTGCGCGTTGAAGCGCTTGATCGGCCAATCACCGGGACTGAAATCGCGGCTGGTCGGTGACAGGGTAGGAAATGCCATTACTCCAGCACTCGGAACGCAGCTTCGTTCAAAACGTCCTTAGCCACAATGCTAACGCCGTCAGCATCCACCGGAACCTCAACTGCACTGATATTGACCAACCCGTCTTCATCAAGCGTTAGCTGTTCAACTTGGTACACGCCTTTGTTGACGGTGGTGCTCAGCAAAGTAAACAAGCAGTTGCGTAATTCCAGTCCCACAAGGGCATTGTTGCTAACAGTGACTTGGCGCTCGATGACTTCAGATGTTTCAGGGTTGTAAATCAAAGCGTCGTAAGTGCCATCTTCAATTGTGCTGATGCTGACCAGCGTGCCTGCATCAGTGATCGCGCCATTGCTACTGGAGCTGTAGCTGGTGGCTGATGTGATCACGCGGATGTAGGAGCCAGGCTGAATGCCAAGCGAATCAGGCACCGTCTTGAAGCTGATCGTATGGCTGATGCGGCGACGGACACTCAGCAAGAAACGAGCCGTCAGCAATGCCTGCGCACGATTGGTACAGAAGTCAGTCAGATCAAAAGATTGTTGTGTTGTTGAACGGCTGCCTTCTGGAATATCCGCCCAATCAACCAACGCCGACGCCTGAGATGGCAAATCGTTTTCAATCGTGACGCGCCAGCTAACAAGTGCGCGGAAATTACTGCGCTGGGCGGCATCAATGTATTGCACTTGCAGGCTATCGGCGAGGATATTGCCAGCAGTAAAGATTTGATCAACCGCAACAAGTTCTGTGCTGATCTTGTAATTGCTGTCATACGGCAACGCAGGCATCATGCCGAAACGTCCGTTTTTGATGGTGAAGTTACAAAGTTGCAACGCCGCATTGTCATACAAGAACGACCGCAAACTTTCGCTGTCTTCCACAACGCCGTCGTAAAAAATCTTATTATTGCGTTGGAAGTTGGCGGCAATCGTTAAAGAATCAACGTCGATTAGCTCTTCTGGTACGACATTCCCAACGCCTTGGCTCTTGCTGGTCAGCAGGTAATAGACAAGATCAGCAAAAAGATTACTAGGAGCAAAGTCGCGTATATCCTCTTGAATCAAACGCTTGACGCTGATGCCTTCTGGCACCCATGCACGAAGCTGACCGATGCTGCCGAGCTGTCCACTGGATCTGACACTCAATCCAATGGTGGACATGTTGTAATACTGCGCCAAGTTTTCATTGGTGACGAACTCGTTGATGTATTCGACGTAATGCTCTGGGCCAGATTCGTTTGATTTGGTCAGCTCTAAATAATGGCTGCAATCAGAGACTTGTGAATTTTGCTCGAAGATGCGTTCGGCTGCACTTCCGCCACCGCCAGTTGTAGTGCGAACAAACACGCTGGATACGCGGAAATTAAACGTAACGCTGGAGTAACGCTCTTGCCGCGAGAAGACATTGTTGGTGCTTTTGGTAATTGAAAATGTATCGCCTCTGTTCCATTCGCCTTGGGCGTCAATAACGGAAAAGCTCACGTCGTCCCACTTGTATTTGTTGCCGCCAGTTGCGTCCAAATAACGCTGGCCAACATCCACACCCAATGTGCCTTTGATGGATTTTCCGCGAACTTCAATCGTAATGCGACGCCCACCAATTTCCTCGGTAATTTCTACCGTGCGACGCTGCCTCGAATAATCAGGCGCATATCCCAGCACTTCCGTGTACCAAGCATTGTCAATCAGATAAATGCTGCCGGTGTTAGACGATGAGCCGGTATGTTCCAGTGCATTTGGGATGGTGGTGCTTTCAACAATCGCTTCAAACTCGACCGGATCGGTGGTTAGTTCATCGTTGATCTTGATGTCTTTGATGGCAACAAATTCGCCATGCGTTGTGATTCTGAACGACCCATAAGGTGTCTCGTAATCCAACCCTTGCTCTGCACCCGTCTGTGCATTTAGCCGCAGCGCAAGATTTTCATTCAAGCTGTTGATTGCAATATCAGAACCAGTGCGAGGAATCAAGCGATATTCATAAAAGCCCTGCAGCCTTGGGCGGATTCGGATGTAATTAAACACATCAATTGGGGCATTACCCGTCACGCAGAAGACTTCTGGGATGCGCTGCCATGGCTGCAAATCTTGCCCATACTGCTGCACCGGACGCACCCAAATTGAGAAGCAAGATGTGCGCTCAAAGTATTTGTCCATCCGCGGTGTATTTACCGTGATGTTTTTCTCGTCAAGCCTGTTTAATTTTCGCGGGGTAGGTATAGCATTGAAGTTGCATAATCCGCTGGCCTTGTTCCACACTTGACTGCGAATCCCCAGCTCGATCACCTGCGCGTCGCGGCGGACAGGGCGGATGCTTGCCATGTGCAGCCTGCATAGGTTGAAGAATGCAGCGCCGCAATGCACCTCAGGGTCAAACGCTTGGCCTTCGTAGCCGCCAAGCCCCAAATCGTTGCGGACGGTCCTGGTGCCAGCAATACCAATCGTGGCTACACCGGTCAGGCCGACACACCGAAATTTGATCTGTTGCGTAACGCCTTTATCCCAAAGGTCTGGGCTACGTGATTCAACTACCCAAATAGAGGCGCCGATAATCCACTTGGA